ACATGGACAGCTTCAACAGATGATCAACATGCTCTTGATTGTCGACATTACACACGGACGTTGATTCTTCGGGAATTTGAACCTGCGTTTCCACTATTAATCCGGTCTTCTGGTCGCGGTTTCTGAGTGTCTGCTGATGATACCTGGTCCCTGGAATGGGAAAAAACTGATATGTCATTTTCCCTAAAGTAACCGCAGTGACTCCTACTCTCCTTATTTTGCAATGTATTTGCATCGTGCTTTCCTTTCGTCTATTGGTTGTTTAAAAAAAGGGGGCGGGCATTTCCCGCCCCCTTGGTTAGTTTACAAATACTTGGTTACGGCTGATCGATCAAAAGACCGAGAGCCAACACCCCAGCCGCCGCCGTTGCCGGCGCTGCGGGGAATTGAACTGCAATGATGCGGTCTTTGGTGTAATCAATACCAATATCTTTGCTGAATCCGAGGACAAACGAATTCACGCGACCACCGGTACGACCAATCGTTGAAGCCGTGATCACGTTCTGACCGGTTACCAGCTGCGGATCGACATCGGTGTTGGTGGCGCCGCCGGAGCTATAAGCTGCCGGAACAGCCGCCGTAGCTGCGGCCTGCCCGTAATAGGTATTCAAAACACCGACGGACAGGGTAAGGGTTGTGGTGGTGTGGGAATCCAACGCTGCGGATTCTACAAATCCACCCATCAAACGATGGCCGGCCGGCAGTACGCCGAGGGCCACAAGCTGAGTCGAGACAAGGTCAGTCGTCAGCAAAGAAATTGACCTGTAATCCATCCTTGCGCCGGGACCAGCCGTCTTCGGCGGATTGGTGTAAAGGTCAGGAGCTATTTTAAGAGCGTTAGACATAATTTATGATCCTCCTTGTTTATTTTGATTACGGCTTGGTGGCTGCCGTATCAATGGCCATCACGCCAAAATCGTTACCGTTGAAGGTAACTTTCTTGAATCCCCAAATGGTGTGGGTGGTGATGATGACCTTGTTACCATTGTCGCGTTCCTCTTCATGCCAGCCAAAACGTAAATCCTGGCCGGGTGAACCAAAGGCGATAACACCAGCCTGGTTTCCGCAGAACAACGCACGAGACGCCGAAACTGCCCCGCTGCCGTAATCGGTGAACCTGATAACGTTCTGGTGACTGTGGAGGACGACACCGTTCCACATCCCGATTCCGCCCTTGATGAATGCCGACGATTTACCCTCCGAAGTGGTGATGGCTTTCTGGATGTCCGCCCAATCGTTCGTGGTCGTGTTTCTCCGCAAATCGAATTTCTGGTAAGGGTCCATGACCATCAAAAAGCACTCTTCTCCATCTACTTCACACTTCTGGATCTGAGGAACTTCCGAGTAGGCAGGTCCGCCGCCGCCCATCATTTCCGCGTAAGCTACGGCACGATCGATCGGAAGGGTTGACATCTTATCGGTTGCCACCATGGACGCCTTGGTTGTCGCCACGCCGCCATAAACGATATGGTTGGAATCGGGAGACGTCAGGCTGTTGTTGGCAAAACCCGTGTAGGTCGTAGGGAATACGAACTCTGTGTTCGTCCCACGCGATCCCGAGAGGTACATCATAATGATTTCGTCAAACACCCTTGCCCACCAGTCGGTGGATCGTGCCTTTGCAATCTTGCGCAAGTCGTGCAAGGTGCGTTTGCGGGTCATGCGGCCTCCGCAGTCGGCGCCACCCCTCATTTGATCAATATAAACAGCGTCGGAGTAAAAACTCAGACCTTCTTCCTTACCGTGGAGTTCTGCGTCTCCCTCAATCGGCTGCATATTGAGTTGCATACTCAGATCGTAAGTGATTTGTTCTCCGGCATCCGATTCAAGATCGGTAATCTGCCAGATTGGGCGTGTCGGGACTTCCCCCTTCGCCATAAATTTCCGGGGCCAATACCCTTTTCTCCCAACATCGACCGCAAGATTCCCGGAGTACCTTTTGACGGCCTTGGCGTCGTTGAGACCTATTACTGTCTGTCCCATAGTTGTGACCTCCATTTTTTAGACCGTCCTGGGTCGGGTTAAGCAGGGTTACCTACCCTACCGTTTGCTGTCGAAAATGTTCGATCTTAATGGATCGATCGGCAGTAATCTTCAACACTGCTGTGCGTCCCGCTTTTTCTGTTAAAAACACAGAAATCGTCTGTGGTTTAGCAGATGGCGGCACATCAAATACTAACTCATCAGTCACCTTGATAATCTTTATCAGGGACATAATTTATACCCTCGCCAGATAGGCTTCAGCCGCTTTGGGGTTCTTGTCTTTAAGGGACGCAATTGCGTCCTCGTAGGCATCCCCCGTCAGCTTGTCCAGTTGCGCGAACGAATCATCAATCCCAGCGCTATTCCCGGCCGCCGCCGGCACATCTGCCAACGTCTTTATATCGGGCAGTCTTGCCGCGGGCGCCTTATCTTCCTTGGGCTTCCCCGCGCCTTTATCGTCTTTTTTAACCGGAACATCCTTCTTAAGACCGAACGCCTCCTTAACGGCCTTGTCGGCTTTAACGAGTATCTGCATTCCGGTCAGGTTTTCGTTGACTGGATCTCCCGAAATTGCCTTGACCATCTCCGTTAAGGCGCCAAAAAGAGCGTTACATTTAATCTTTTCGGTTGCATCTTTTGCTCGTGACGGCATATATTCTGGTTTGGCATTGAGAAAATGTATCTGCTCTTTCTTCCACGCCAGGTCAGATTTGGCTTCTTCTATTCGGATATCGTTTGCCCGATAGATCTCCCGGTTCACTTTATCGCGTTGCTCGTTGTATTCTTTTTGGGTAAGCTCTCCATCGTCGAATTTTTCATCGAGGCCATCCAGTTTCTTTTGTAAATCTTCCGGAACGATCTCTTCGATTTTTACTTCTGAAGCAGCGACAAGCGGCTTAAAAGAAAGAAGTTCGGCGTCGGTTGCGTCATCGTCCTGGTGGCTCGCTGTTTCATCCGGTTTATTTTCGTCAGGTTTTGCGTCGGCTTCAGGTGTTTTGCCATCTTCACCGGGCTTCTTATCGCCTGCTGCGTTGTCATCATCACCGTCGGGATTTTCGTCTGGTTTATTTTCATCCGCAGCGATAGCTGCGAGTTCAGCTTTCTCAGCATCCGTCAGTTCAGCTTCGGGCTCTTCCTCACCTTCAGGCGCCTTAATTTCGTCCAAAATCCCTGCCTTTTCGGACTCGGACAAGTCCATCCACTCCTCAGTCGTATAACCTTCAGGCGGTGCCTCAACGGTGTCTTCTATTTTAATATCTTCGGGCTTTACGCCCTTGTCGGCTTCCTTCCCGCTCATCCTGTCTTTCCTCCTTTACGAAACTGTGTAATTATAAACTGTGCCGTTGGCAGTTGTGATGATTGCCGCCGTTGAATTAACGGAAATCGAAAGTATCGCCGAATCGAGTGACAAAATCGGCGCATCATCTTCGAGCGCCATGGTCGCCAAGGTAAACGAAAACACATCCCCTTTGTTTGTGCCGACCAACAAGTGCGTCGAATAGACGGCAATACTCGTTATCCCTTCGATGAGACGACCGGCGATTGAAACAAAAGCACCGGTTGCTTGGGTATATTTATAAATTTTCCCGTTTTCGGTGGCGCCCCACCAGTTTGTCCCATCAGTGTATCCAGCGACAATTCTATCGCTTGCCTTTGCCCACGTTGCCGATAATGCTAAAGCTGCTGCTGCCATGGCTTATTCCCCCTTTTTTTATTCATTTCCGAGGTCGATCATTGCCTGGGCCTCGTCTTTCTTGCGTTTGCTTTCGTCCAAGCGTTTTGCCGCCAACGCCCTGACCTTCTTCATCCGTTCCGGGTCAACCTTCACCGCATCCGCTCTGCATACAGCCTCTAAATCGCGGGAGACTTCCCATTCTTCGTCGGGCATGCAACAGTCAGTTACTTTATTGCTGCTCTTCCGCTTTTTCTTTTTTTCATAACCCATATAGCCCCCTTATAGTTGCTGCGCCGGTTGATTATCTTGCTGTTGATCTCCATCAATTGGAGCTGCGGCCGCTTCTGCAAATATCGCGTCGGCCGCCTTGGCTAATCCGGGCGCCTGATTCAACGTCCCGGCCACTTCCAATGCCTTTAGGAATCCATCGAGCTTTGTCATTGCGGCCTCAACTTTATCCCTGTCGGCTTTTGCCTTTTTGCCATCTACTTCAGCTTGTTTGGCGGCCATGGTAATCTGCATCATGGCCTGTTGAATCTGTTCTTGCTGCGCCTGCTTCTGCTGCTGTGCTGCTTCGTTCTGTTTGGCCTCGTCCTTCTCTTCCGGCGACATATCGTCTTCTGGGGCGTTCTGGCCGTTGATCTTACGGATGCGGGCGACGATCTCATCTTTCCCGGGCAGATCATCCATGAGGTCAACAACCATGTCCAAGAGGCCCAGCGCTACTTGTGGCACCGACTGAGAGAGGTTAGACACGAGGTCAACCAACATAGCCAACATGGACTGACGGATGCTCTCTTTAAAGTCTTGCTTTCCAATTATAAAGTCGGCCTTTGTGCGCGTAATATCGTTCTCGATTGTCCCGTCATTAACGGAAATGAATTCATCGTTTTGCTGATTGCCGGTGATGCGGTACTCTTTGGGCTGATCAATAAACTGCTCAATCAGAGACAGCCTTTTCTCGCCCTCGACCTGAGCGGCATAGTAATAATTATCAAACGCCACGCCTGACGTGGTGTGTCCCTGCGCCTGAATATTGGCAATGGCCTTTCCAGACAGGCTTTTATCAATAGTCCCTTTGTTTTCTTTGGTGATTCCGGAAATGGAATCGACAAATCTTTCATCGTCCCTGGCCAGTTCAACATGCTCCTGGGCTAGCTGCTGCTCTTTCTGTATCTCGAATCTCGCGTTCGGTTTTACTTCTACCCACCCGTCCGGGCGGTTAAGCTCTTCATAGGCTTCTTTTTTGTCATCGACGGCGCCCTTGTCTGCGATTACTCTATTGGCTGTTAGGAGAACCAGTGCCCGCGATCGCCTCTTATTGAGGTCAGACTGCGGATCACGGATGTCTCGAATCATCCCATAGGGTAGATTGTCCCGCCGGCGCCGGTAGCAAAACATCGGGGTGAGCGGAAATTGATTGTGATTGTATGGAGACAGGATATCTTGAAGCAATGTGTTCCCGGACCATATCGCCTGCCGGACAGTAAGAATGCGAGCATCGGTGGTTGTGAAATATCCACCGCGCACGAGGTATTGATGATCCGGTTCATCTGCGCGGAAAATAGCACCGTCTAAAGCTCCGCGAGGCGTGTCATTGTCGCGACGTTTGAGTATCTTTACGTTATTAGGCACCCGGTACCACATTTCAATGAGCTTCACGCGCTCCCGCTTGCCGTCCTGTGATCCTCCAAAGAGGGCGTCCAGATCGCTTTCCAGATCAAATTCGGACGCCGAATCTGAGATTACAGTATCATCGGGAAGGTATGGATATATAGAATTGACGCCCTCCGAGATAGTCCTTAGCCTTTCGGCACGTTCCGGAAACATATTTTGCGCTATATCAAGATCTACCCATTTCTCGCGGTTCAGGAAACGCCAGTCACTTCCATCAAGAGATCTTCCGAGATGGTCGTACCAAACGTTTCGCCAGCACTCGGCCCGCATGAAGATCGGCTCGTCTCCGTTGCTCCGGACTCCGTTCTCTAACCACCCGACACCGGCTTTAATACATTCTTCGAATGCGAACGATCTTTCATATTCACCCTTGGAGACGTCCTGGGTGTATTTCATCATTTTTGTTTTGGATTTAGCCGCCTGGGCACCGCTCTTATTCCTAGGCAAAACCCTTGAATCAATCCGGGCCTGCTTTTCTGTTCCAAGAATCCAATTAATTGTGTTCTTGATTACGTTGAACACGAGCGCAGGTTGATTGCGCTGGGCGAGAATATACAGATCTTCTGGTTCCAACTGAATGCCATCATAGAAATCCTCATCCCTGGCCATTTCGGTGCGGTTGTCGGCCTGGGCGATACGGGCTTGCCGTCTCCAACTCATTAAATGCCGCAATCGTTCTTGATGTTGTTGTGAGTCGAGAGGATGTCCCTGTGATGAAACGTAAGTATCCGGCGCCTTCTTGTCCTCAAGAAGAGCCCGGGGAATACCAGTTTGAAGAGTCTGTCCCTTGGTTATCTCATTCAACGTTACACCAAAGTGTGCGAAACGTAATCGTTTCAGCGGTTCGGTGTAATTATGGCATGCGAATTCTTTTTTTTCGCTTGAACAAGCGTGAAATATCAGGAAGAAGTGCGAACGAAAACTATGAAATAGTTAAATCATCCACGGATATGGTGCGACCTTTGTTTAATTCGTATTCAATTAACTCTCGGATGTAGATAAATGGCTTACCTGAATCGGTGCGATGCAGCGGTATTCCATGCTTTTGGATGTAGCCGTAGGCTCCGCGCCATGTATCATGCCCATAAAGCTTTTTTATAACCGGTTGAATCTGTGCGCTGCCTATTAATCTGTCTGAGTTGATGGTCATTTATCCACCCTTTTAAAATAGGTTAATCGGTCATTGATTGAGAAGAGTCTTTCGTTGTATTCGGCCGCTCTTGATGGATCTATGGCCATTGCCAGCTTCAGGGCGTTGACTTTGCGCTGCCCTTCCAGGAGAAAATAAAAAAGGCCATCGTTTGATTCTACAGGAACGCCCGCTTTCGCATAAACCCGTTTTCCGTTGACTATTTTGTAGTGGTTGTGTTCGAATATAATATCATCGCGGTAAACTATTCGATCATGCCCTAGGCGCCGGAGAATGTCGTATGTATGGTGAACATCATCATCGGCGCGGTAATATTGATAGGGAACTATTTGATCCCGGATTAATTCCATAGCCCGGCGCGACCTAAAAGGGAATGTGAACAGGCTCTCACCAAACATTAAATCATTGAATCCAACAAGGACAATCTCGTCAGGGAATGATGCGTATATTTTTTTAATCTCATCATCCCATCCCTTGGTGTGGATAATCCAGTCATCGTTCATACCCATCATGATCCGGCCTGTGGACTGCTGCAGAACAAAATCCCCTCGGTCCGGAGGATTGTATTCCTCAGGAAATACCAAGGTTTTGATATTTAGTCGTGCGTGATCGAAATGGTGGCTGGCTGGATCATTCTCGTGCACGGATATCAGGACCTCAAGCGCATCTGGGTTGTTTGCCGTGTCAACAATGTTCTGCAATACTCCTGGCATTCGTTCAGGGTGATATCCGGTCTGAATGTGAAACGTTATGTCCGGCATCATTCACCCATAATCAGGTCTGTTTCGGTCAACTCCACGTCTCTCGTGATCTTCTGGCCGTCAAGGAGCATAGTCACTTCACCGGATACCACCTTGTTCTCGGGCTCAGCTTCCGGCATGTCCTTCAGTTGATCGAGCCCGGTCTGTATCCAGAGCAATAACTGTATTGCTGCCTGCACCTGCGGATCGATATTGAATTGTTGTAGGCATTTTGCGAGATTATATGCTGTGCAGAGCATAATCCTGGTTGTGCGGTTGAGAGCAATAGCAAACGAGATGCACAGAGCATCGTCCATTATCCGGGCCTTCATGATGTCGGATAGTGCTATTCCCTTAACCGCCCTCCTCGCAGCCTGGTTGCGCATCATGACCGTATTAAATTCGCGCACATCAGATCTTGTCGTCTGTGGGTCCAGGTTATCCCGCGGCTCAATATATTTCCAAATCGCATCTGTTGTTATGCAAAATGAGACACCAGACAGGCTCTCTTTGTAAATCACCATTGCCGGTTTGTATTCTTCAATCTCATCCTGATTAACGATTTTGATGTGATCGAAACGTCGCTTTAACTCTCCGATGAAATTAATCATTACACGCCTCTTCTTTCTTTGGTTCAACCTTACTGACATTGTGATTAGGTTTAATTGCCGTGTTCAGGAATTTACCAACCGACTCCGAATTGAGCATGGCAACATATTCCCTGGGCTCCACTCCCTCGTATTGAAACAGGCTGCCGTTATTAAATTCTACTTCCAGGGCCTGAGCCTCGGCGTCATACCCTACTGATTTGATGTTCGATGATTTAACCGCTTGTCTTTCCATCCTTTGACCTCCTGATTTTATTTGCCTTACCTTGCCCTTGTTTACGCTGATTTCCAGCTTCCTTGGTGCTTTCTGAAATTTTCTCCTTTTTGCTTTGTTCCTAAAGTTGTCGAATACCCGACGGCGAATGTCCGGAATGCGTCCGCAGCGTGGCTTTCCCATGTGTGGGCTGGGTGATTAGACATGATTTTCTTATCTTCATCATAATCAGCCCTATATCCTTCCAGGGCTGATATCCCCTGCCAACATTTTGTTTTATCGAACCAACACCGAGACAATATATTTCTAACCGACCCAATGCCAGTCATGACGGCTTGATTATCCCTTGCCCGCTGCACTATGTTTATCGGTTTAATCCCTAACCCTTCGGCAACATCTTGGCGTGACTGCGCGAACTCTCCGGACGACAACTCCCTTACGGCGGCGTCGTGGGGCATGTAATGATCGCCATAGATATACGGTCTAGATTTTAGTTCTTTTGCATAATGCTCGAACCCGTATCCCGTACCCTCGTAATAATCGATCACGCGGACCTGTTGCCCGGAAAATTGCATAAACCAGATCGTTGTTGAATCGTCGATGCCAAGATCCCAAAACGTGTAAACCTCCAACCCACTTGTCCACGGAACTTCTGTTATCCTGCCCTCTTTTAACGCTAAAGACATTTGACGAGCGTAATATGCTCCTGGTTGCGCCCCTTCGAAGCTGCACAAGTATTCTTGATTATACAGAGCCTCCCCCAGGTCTTCTCCGTGGGCACCGATCATTTCTTTTTTAATTTTTTCAAGCTGTTCACTGGTAAACACGGGTGTTTTCGTGGCCGGCAACAACTCCGAAAACCATTCTGGAGATATGCTAGAATAATCATACAGCCGCTTAAAATGGTTATTTCCACGAGACGTTGAAATAAATATTGCCCATCCGCCATTTTCCTCGAGAATGGGACTTAAATAGGCCCATGATTGGGGATCGGACAGGGCATATTCGGAATAAACAATTCCAATAGGAGGAGAACCAACCAGAGCATTGTAGTTGTCGGATCCAACCAGCTGCCATATTGATCCGCTCTTAAATTCGATCAACATGTCCGTTTCCCGCGTTTTGGCTCTTATTTCCAAAGGGAACGCTTCATCAATTCGGCGCTTTCCCGTGTGCGGGTTTACTGCTTCCCAAATTGCTTTACGGCACTGATTGAATTGAGGGAGCATGTGCCAATAATTCCCGATGCGCGGTTGTGATGCTGTTGCTGTAAAATGCAGGGCCACGTCGTCTTTACCCCAGCGTCGATGAGCCACCACGCAGGCGCGGAGCCCTCCGTTTTCCAAATAGGACCACAACTTCATTTGGTCTGGACGAGGTATCCAGTTATTCGGAATTCTTATCTTTTGCTGCAAATTTTACAATCTCCACTGTTATTGGTAAATTTAAATTCAAATCATGTTTATCAGATAAATAACCCTTTAATTTCGATACGGAATCAGCAACCCTTAATTGTGTGGCGCAATCTTCAACCTCAATAAAATCCTTGGTCATGCTGTTCGCGTCCTTCATTCCATCACCCGCCATAATCATTGCGGAGATGACCTTCTTAGAACTTAATAATTCTGAATATTTTGCGGAAAGAATTTCGTCGGGAATTACTTTATCAAGTAACGCCTTGAAATCACTCTTAACCTTAGGTTCACTTAGGATTTGGCTTACTTGGTCCGCCGCTGTTTTTGGGCTCAGCCCAGCCTCAATACCCGCTATTTGATTTGTCTTTCCTTCGGCAAGGGCTTTGATAATTTTTTTGCGCCTCATCGCAACAGCAGTACGAGACTTACCGGCGTGGTGTTTTGGCTGATTTTGTTTACGTTTAATAGTTTCACTGGCTTTGTCCTTTTTTTTAACAACCTTCTTCTTCGAAACCTTAGCCGGTTTCTTTTTTACTGTGATTTTAGCCATAGGTCCTCCAGCCACGCTTTAGGATTTGCCGGCGGCTCCGCCGGAAGAGATAGAATACAATCCATTATTTTCGCTGTTTCGTGGCCCTTTTTAATATGAGATTTAACAAAAACCGTTAATGGTATAAGGTTATAGGCCCTGAAGATTCCCGAATTAATTGTTTTTATGATATCTTTTTCACGCGGTGAATCCCACCATGGCGATTTGCACTTGGGGCACACGGTGGGCGTTTTAAAATCCTTCACCCCAGACAAAATAATTTTCTCCGGAACCCACTGGTGCGAGCATCGATAACACTGAAATCCTATTACGTTTATTGTTGGCATCAGAAACTAAACCCTATCCCTAATCTCGCGTTATTACCCACACACCCCAACTCAACTATGATGGTCCCGGCCTGCCAGATCCGGCGCGGATTGATATCGAATCCAAACACCTGGGCTTTTGCCGGCAGCAGATACGACACTACCGGGTGAACTATCATTACGCCAAGGAAATACAAATTAACTCTCCCCGTGCTTGGGTGGCGCCCTAGAATTGGATTGGTTTCGTAATACTCCGGATGTTTTGAAATATACCGCGTCTGGCCCCAGTCTGCGGCCATTAGCGCCATTGCGGAGGCCTGCCAAGCTGTATCGGCCGTTGTCCATTTGTCGGCGGCATCGGCCGTCAGCGTAAACAAAATTACTGTGATTATTGCTATAATTGTCTTCATGTGTTCACCCCCGCCAATTCGCATTCACGCCGCACGCACTTGACCATCCGGCGGCGCAGTTTGTCATTCTCTCTGTGCACAGAGATGATCCCGCACTCGAGTTCTTTCACCCGTTTCCGCAGTTTTTTTATCTCCGCGTCTTGCATGACGATTGTTGCTATGTCTGATTTTTTAATGTTTTTGCTCCTATTTTACTGGCTTACCACTTTACCCAAAACTCTGTCCTAGGCTCTGTTGAATATGCCTTAATTGCCTTGACGCTGATGACCTGGCTGTCGTCGTGCCAGATAATCCCGTTTGCGCAATCCTTTAAAAATTTAATCAAGTTGTCCACGTCCGGCTTTTTTGTGTGGTCCGCCGTGTCGCGTTTTTTTTGGCTCATGCTAGATGGGAATGGCATGCCGAAAAACGCCTCTAGGTGGATCGCCGTTCCAGCGGGAATCGGCTGATGTCCGTTTAGCTGGCTCTGCATAATGCAAATAAATTTACCCTCTTCGGTCTGCTGATCGTTGTACGTCGTCACGAACTTTCCACGACGGGCGAACCGTGGGCGCTTTTTAGCCAGGGGGTTTCCTGAAATAACGAAACGTAATTCTTTCATTTACTGACCCTTTTCTTCCGATAGTCCGGCATATTGATTTTTATATTTTTCATGCCGGCGAGACGTGAAGCAATGCGGGCGCCCAACTTTTCTTCGATTTCTTTTTGTGAAAGATTTGTTGTGATGATCGTTGGTAGTAGGTCCCGGTCTCGTCGGTCGATGATGATATAAAGCGTCGTTATTGAATACTCAGATGTTTTTTCACTACCCAGATCATCGAGAACCAGCAAATTGGCACCGCAATATTTATTAATTATTGCTTCTTCTGATAATTGCGCGTCATTGCGGAATGATTGACGAATTTCAAGAAGTAAGTCGGGGACTGGCTTGAAAAGTATTCTCTTCACGACTGCTTGGCGTCCACATAAATCTCTTTTTAGTAACGTGTTGATGTTTTTAATAAATTCATTTCTGATAATCGCCACAGCCAAATGAGTCTTCCCGCAGCCGGTGTTTCCGTAGAGCACGATATTCTCGTTGTCTGTTTTTTGTAGTTCTGCCGCCAGTTTTTCATTTCCGATAAACGTCTCAAATGTGCTATGTATGTATTTTTGCGGAATATTTGCCTGTTTTAAATGTGGAGTCATATCAGACAGTGAATCACGTAACTCCTGTTTCTGTTGCTCCTCGCGTCGCTTATCACGCGCCTCTTCGTCGCACTGCCAACAACCACCAGGAGTTCCATGTTTGCATTTTTCTTTCAATTCTTCTGCCGGCTGCTCAACAAGGTTAATATTCGGCGTCAATCGGGTAGGGCTGGTCGTCACTCCGAGCTCCGCCCGCTTGTCCAAAAGTCTTTGATTTGCTGCCTGTAAATCCACTTCCGCCATTACCGTTTCCTCTCATTTTAAGATAAAGTTGATCGTATTTTTCCCTTAACTTTCCAGTGCTTAAAATATTATTTTGCCAAAACAGATCATCTTGACACCATAAAATTACTTTGCGTATATCGTCCGGTGACCTGGAATCTGCGCGAATCATCAAGTTGATGTTTTTACCCCATGATTGAAAATTTGGTTTTTTGAAATTTGGATTGCGTTCTGATATTTTTTTAAAAAGCAGTTCTGAAAGTCCGATTTCTTCAGAATCGGACAAAGGGTTTTTATCCTGTTCCTGTTCCTGTTCCTGTTCCTGTTCCTGTTCCTGTATAGGCCTAGTCAAAGGCAATGCCTTAAGAAAGGCAAGGGTTAAGGTATGTGTTATGCCTTCGGTAAGGCTTACCATATGGCTTAAACATTTATAGTAAAAGGGAGTTTGTGGAAGATCGTGAAAAAGAGCCAACCATGTCTTTACTGAGTTTGGACTGTCGGGACTGTTTTCTGGTAGTTTTAACGCGTTGGGTAAGAAGAGTAAATTTGATCCGTCGTCCGAGTACCAAACCATACCCTTAATAGATAGTTCTTTCATGGCTTGCTTAAGCCTTGTGGTAGGCAAGCGTAAGGCATCGCCCATGGCCCCTTGACCTTCGATATATAAAAGAAAAGGTGTAGATCTGTCTGATGTCAAATGATAAAGAAAAAGCAACTGTGCATCCTTCGACAGGAAAGGAAATTTATCATCAGTCCATATTTTTGATAAAACTTTTCTATATCTACTCATTCACGCCGCCCTTTTAATCTTATCTCGTTTTTGTTTTCCCGTTTTCTCAGCCTTTTGCCGGCACTTTGAACACACTTCCCGCCTGGGTGTGCATTCCATAATATCTCCGCATACCCGGCATGGTTTCTTGATTAACTTTGCCGCTGGCCAATTAGTCATTACGCCGCCAACCTCCGTAACTCGTTTTGAAGTCGTTCTTTACACGCCACAAAAAACTCAAAATCATTGTCCCTTACAACCATGTTCTTTTTTTTGGCCACTTCTTCAAACCATTCACGGGATCTGACGCCGTTTGTAATTATTAATTGCTTAAAAAGATCAGGGCTTAGATGTGCTGAAACGGTATTTCCATTGTGGTGCCCAGTGCACAAATTTATACAGGTATCCGGATCATACTTGACCGCGTTTCCCCGGCCGCCGGCGTGGTGCGGATCGCAATCAGTCTTATAACAACCAGGGAATTCACACATACCTGATGCGCGAGCGGAAACAACCATGCGTAGATATCTATCAGACACGGTCACTTAAAAAATCCTCGTATCGTTTTTTCGTCTGCCGGAAATTCTTTTACCCGTGCTTCGATTTCAGCCTTCTCGTCAAATCCCCACGGGTCGGCCATCATCTTCTGTTTTACTTCGTCGGCCCAACAAGCATGAAACATCCGTCGCTGTTCAGTGTATTCTCTTTGGTAAGCGGCCTTGACTGATTGAGAAGTCATTAATAAATCCCCATAATCCGCAGCCACCAGAACAGCGCCGGAATGGTGATAAAAATCAAGAAAGCCATGATCAGCGCCCATAGGACGGAAAAGCCGGTGACAAAACAGATTCCGCAAATTCTGTGCATCATTTTGTGGCCCTCACCACCTCGTCCCCCTCATGATTAAACATGCAGGACAGATAATCACGTTTGTTGATCATCGCGCAACCGAACGCATCCCCGCTATAAATGTACGCGTCACAGTGGGTCTGTGCGGCCTTGTCCCAAAGGGCTTTACAGCGGCCTTTTTCGTCTTTTAGTAATTTTAGACCGGACATGTGCTTGATTCCTTTATTTAATAGTTACAATTCTTTGTGGAATATCGCGCATTGTAATTTGCAGGGCGGACGCCAGCTTTTGAGCATTATCGGGGCCTGGTATGCGTTTCCCCTGAGTCCATAAAGTCAAAGTAGCGTCATCAAACCCCATTAATCTTAATAACTTGCGATTCTCTTTGATTATTTTTTGGAATCTTATTTGCTTTCTCATGGAGTTCATTATACATCAATTTAATGATTATGCAATAATTATTTTCCATCTCGTAAATTTATTTACACCGCATGTAAAAAAGCACTTGACAAATAAAATAAAGAGAGTAATCTATCCTCGAACAGCGGGACTTGTAAATGTCTCGCATCCCAAAGCGGCCAGATCAAGACGCTCGGATCGCCCGGCAACCGGCAACGGTAATAAGACCTCGCATCCAATGAGTCAGAGATCACCAAAGCCCGATGCAGGAAGACGCCACCTGCATACTGTAGGGAGATAAAGACTCCGGGCGCAAGAGCAAAACAGAACATCGCGGGGAGAATTGGTATTCACGTTGGGCTCATAAGCTGGCCTCCGAGGGTTCGATTCCCTCCCCCGCTAAACCTTGGATGAAAGGAGAAAATAATTGCCGTATAAAGACCCAATCAAACAAGCGTTTGCTACCCTTACTTTTAAACATAA